AGTTGTGCTAAATTCTTTGTTAAAGGCTTTTACTTTTTTAGGATTAAAAGCATCAAATGTATTTAAATCTAAATCAGCCCGCACTCCAACCTGGTCTAATAGGTCTCTTCTGGCTAATTCAAAATCTCCACCAGTCTTTAAGGCATTATGTCTGAAGAATGGAGCAACTGGGCTTACGTATTGTTCCTCTCCTACAGTTTTTCCATTGTAAGAAAAGCGAATACTAAAGTTATCAAAGTGAGCAATTGCTATTTCTAATTCATTTAACTCTTTAATATCAATTGCTCTGTATTTTTTAGATGCTTTTAGGCCATTAGCCTCATACATCTTGGTTAAATTAGACGGAGTAAACTGAGCATTAATAAATTCTTTATCTACTCTTGAAGAAATGCTAGTTTTTGCACCCAAAGAATTAGCAATTGAATTAACAGCAGAAGGATTATTTTTTATTAATAAACGAATATTATCTATTGTACTTTTGGGTAGTTGTTTTCCAACAATATCGTTAAATCTATCAACTAATCCTACACGAATCTGTTCTTGCATAACTTGCTCTGGTGTAACATTATATTTTGCGGCAAGTTCTTCTACAACTTCTACACGTTTTTCAAATGGAATTTTTTTAGTAATATCCATTTTAGGAAACATTTTGTATAATGCACGCTTGTAACCAATAGCAGATTTAGAACCACTAAGCGTACTAAGTGCTTTTACTTCTTGACGGCCACCAAAAGCAAATTTAATTAAATCTTCTTTAGGTGCGGTTAAGAAATAAAAGAAACCTTCATCAATACTAGTTCTTATACCTAGGCGTGGAAACAAGGTAAATGATGCCCAGAAGTTTGTCCAAGCACGGGTAATAAAATTTTTAGTTACACCACCAAAAGCAGTCATAAACGTAAGTTTTTCTTTACGATTAATAACACGTCCAACTTTAGCCATAGCAGCAGTTTCTGCTATATCCTCATATGGTAGTGGCGCTGTACCCTCTGCAGTTTGAGATAATTGAACTATACCTTTACTTGATTGTACTGGTATATCATTTTCTAAATTATAGGCTTCTCTGCTTACTCTACCAACAAAGTGTTGTGGTACTTCAGAACGAACTGTAGAATACATACCAGATTTCTCATTAAAGGTAGCATTCAAAATTTCTGACATTTGGTTCTTGCCATCAGGAACACCATGCAATCCTTGTTTTAGCATGTATCCATAAGAAAGATTACGGACTATTGTTCTCTGATACTCTTCGCTTTGATTTAAAAACTCAAAAACAATTGTATCTGCAAGGTCTCTTCTTACAACTTGAGCCGCTAAGTTACGAACTTCATCAGCCGTTTTAATAGCATCTTCACCATAAAGAATACGGCCTGGGCTTCTTATAACCATTTTACCAGCCTTGTGGAGAAGATTAACATCTTGTTCTAGTTTAATCAAGTCAGCCATTGCTGGATTAACTAAAATATCTCTTTCGTTGGATACTTTAGTAAGTATGTCCATTGCAGAACCAAGTCTTATATCATTTACACTTTCAGCAATTGATGAATTTTTAGCACTTGGATTAAATATTGCATCTGCTGTTCTATGGACTGAAGATGTAAGTGTTCTATAAGATTTAGATACGGGAATAGCATTTCTATAAAAAGATACTCCATCTACATTACCTTGTAATAGTAGATTTTTATCATCTACACCAACAAAAAATTTTCTAGCAGAATTAGCATCAAATGTTTGTGCTTTAGATAAAGCAAACATTACTTCAGTATTAGCCCATTCTGGGTACTGAGTTTTAACTGCACGGTAAACATCTGCTTTTTCTTGAGATGTCTTAGCATTAGCAAAGTTTCTTACTGCTGGACCTAGTTCGTCATCCCATAATTTAATTACATCTGGTTGTCTAAAGACAAAGTCCATACCTGCTGAAACATTACCACGTTCTGCCAAGAACTGATATTTGTCTCTTACTTTTTCGCCACGGCTTTTAATACCAATAAATCTTAATGCTTCTGAAGGTCTAGCCCTTACTCCTTCAATTCCTTTTGTTACGGCTTTAAGAGCAGTGCCTACTCCAGCCCAAGATAACGGGTCAATACCTATTTGATAAAAACCATCAATAGAACCAGAAACTACCTTTTGAGCCTCAAGTATACCTTCTTCTGTTGACATATCAATTCCTAAAGTTTTTAATAATCTTTCTGGAACTGTGTCAACTTTATTATTAATACGGTCTTTTATAGCCCTACCAGCAACATCTCTACCTGGGGATATTTGAGCATTCATTTTTACTTCTTCTAAAATTTTATTAAATTTTTTTGGCTCATCATTATAAAATTTAATTGCTTCAAGAATTTCAGCAGCAGGGCTGCCATAATCATCAATGGCTTCGCCAGGAGTTTTACCATCAATAGTAGAAGTAACTAAAGATACTACACCCTTACCATATTTTTGTTCAAACTCATCTATTCTGTCCCATTTAAAAGAGTTCTTACCATTATAACCATCTTTAATAACTTCTTTAGTAAATGGTATTTTTTGTTTTACTTGACGATAAATTGTAGGTGCAGTATTAATTACTTTACCATACACATCACCAGCACCAAAACCTAACAACAAAGGACTTGCTACACTTTTAACCACATTAGTTACACCACTAGCAAAGGCTTGAGTAGCCTTACCAAGTAATCCTTGTTCTGGTTCAAATATTTTTTTATCAGAAAAAAGATATCTAATATTATTTTGAAGAATTGGGTCTAATTCTAAAAATTGTTTTCTAGCCTGCTCTTCACTTAATCTCAACAAGTCTTTAGCCTTTTTATGACTGAAAGACATCTGCTCAATTATTTTCTGTTGCTCAGGTGGTAAGTTGGCAAGTACGGCAGCCTTATATAAATTTGGGCTAACCTCTGCTACTACAGGATTTAATGGTTTATAAGCCACTAGTAGCCTCTATCTTCTAGCATTCTGTAAATTAATTCAGAGTCTCCACTAGGGTCATACTGGGCAATGTTACTTAAAATTGAAAGTAATGTTGGTTCTGATGTAGGAAGATTTAACGAAGCAAAATTTGGACCTGCACCTCTATCAATACCACTTGTTATTGGCTCTGCAGCACGTCTTGTTGATGCAGTAAATGGAACTATCTCTTCCATACTACCTAAATTTAAATTTGTTTTTGGTATTGTATTACCAGCCATAGGTGCTGCTACTTGGTTGTTATAAGTTTCTTGTCCTTGTCCATATGGTAATCCTGGAATGTAAGTTGCAGGTTGTGTTGGACCCCCGTCAGTGCGTTGACTAAGAGCGCCAGGGCCTGATACTGGGGCTGGGTCATTCGGTTTTCTATATCCACCTTGCACTTTTCCTCCTACTTAGTAAATTGTGTTTTAACATTTGCAGTACCACCGCACCACACGTTGTATTCAATTGCTATATTAATTGCTTTCTTTGCTGCAGCAGATGCCTTAGCATGAGTTTTAGTTTCTAATCCCATTGCTACTAATGCACCAAGTGCTAAGGCTCCACCAGAACCTATTGCATATAAACCTTTATCATCTCGCATATATCCATAGTCATCGCTAACTTGGTATAACCTGCCATTAAAACAAACTAATGCATCCCAACCTGAATCATCATCATTTTTTACTTTAGGGGCTGGTTCATATCCTGCTTCAGTTAGAGTTTGTTTTATAGATGGTAATATTCTAATCATCATAAATCTATCTGGCTCTTGCGTCTTAATTACTTTAGGTGGCTGCCATAGGTTATTAATAATATCTCCTACAATTGCATCACCTGCAACTGCAATTAAATATTCACCAACCTTGGTTATCTTATCGCAGCCTTTGGCTACGTATGGTCTATCTTGGTATGTAGTTAAAGTATCTGCGCCAAGTGTTGCCCAGCCTTTACCTTGTATTCCAACTATTGCAGTCATGGTCCCCTTCTAAACTATCTTCTTACTACTGTCCTTGCACTAGCACTAGCCTGGCCACCCGCTGTTAAACTAGATAAAAGACTTTGTAATCCACCTTGTTGCGCCTGTGGAGGAATAGCGCCTCCTACTGGAGCAGTGGGAGCGGGGGACATTTGCTCAACCTGTGTAGCCCCAGTAGGAGGTAATTCTTCAGGTTTAAATATTTCCTCAATTGCATCCTCAATTGCTACACCTTTTTGACGGGCTTTGATTACATCTGAAATTTTTACAATGATATCAGATGGGTCCATTCCTTGTGTTGCCATTTGAGGTATCGCTTGAGTATACGCCCCTAATGCACCCAATAATGAGTTACGCATTTCTTCAATTTCAATTTTTTCTTGTTCTTGAGTTACATTAATACCAAATGGTAATTCACGCATAACCATGTCTTTAGAAATAATCTTAGCGCCTAATGCTTGTAGCATAAAAATAAGTCCCTGCGCTGGGTTAAGACCAGCAAGCATGCCATATCTAACATCGGCTGAATAATCTTTTTTAATATCTTTTGATGGTTTGTAATCAATGCTGTATGGAGAACCAGCATCTACGCCACGAACTGTTTTATCAAAGTCATAAAACTTCTCATCTACCTCAAAGCAGACTGAGATAACATCCTTAAGGGCTGAAGCAAAGATTGCTTGGGCAGACTTAACCTGTGTATCAAAACCACCCATAAGTGCTTGGACACCCTGACCAGTAATAATACTTGCATCAAGGTTGCCAGTACGTGACTCTGGGTAGCGTGTACCAGTTCGCAACTCTTGTTGCAACAATGTTTGTTCAGTAAACGCACCATTAGGTATAGGCAGTTCAACACGGCGCACACCAGCAGGTGTATTGGTACGAATAATTGAATCGCCACCAAATTCAATTTCTTGAACATCCTGTGGAACAACAATTGGTGATTGAACAGATTTCTCTGCTGCCTCCATCGCAAGTAATGCGAACCTATTACGAAGCAGTTGGATACCTAGAACATCATCAAATTGTCCACGCATTTCACCATCAACGCTTGGACGTTTAGCAACAACAACCATCATCTTTCCAAGCGGATTAATTGCTTGTGACAGAATTAAATTGCTACGGCTAGGAACATAAATAACAGATTGGTCTTTGTCATAATAGCGAACAAAGTCAATCTTTGACATTAAGTTTTGTTCGTATCTGTCCTTACCTAAAAGTTCTATTTCATACTCTGGAAATTGAGATACCAACTCAGCAATTGATAGTTCATATCTTTTTGCAAAGGCAATGCAGCGTCCGTAGCGGTCAAACTCTGGGTAAGCCCCAATTGGACTTTCTACTCTAATTCGCGGCAGCCCTGCTTCTTCGTCTAATTCAATAATGAATGGGACGAAACCAAATGTGATGTAATGGTCTGCACCTGTGTACATCTGCACTTGTAAATCTGAGTGAGCAAAATAGTTAGAAGCAATACGAGTACGCTTGTCTGCGAAAGAACGGGCACGGTCACTTACTTGGTTAGCGGCTGAACAGTTAACTGCTGGTAGTGGTGCCATAACTTCTGACAAGTCACGGGCAACAATATCAATAAAGTTTGCAACTACGTTTGCGTCTACACCCTCTGGAAAAAATGCTGGATAGATAGATGATATTTTACCTTTACGGACGGCAAGCACATCTTGCGCCCTTGCATCTCTATCAGAGGCACGGTCTTTAAGAGAATCTACTCTTGCTGCAATTTGTTGTATTGATAACAATTATTTGCCTCGTTTATTTTTATTTGCTTGCTCTACTTGATGTTTAATACTTTGTTTTACTGCTGGTGCTTGGGTAAATACACCAGTTGCTACTCCAGCACCTGCTAATTTTGCAACACCTTTTGCTTGAATCTTTCCTAAAGAAGGAGTATTATAAAGTGGATTTACATTTTTACCACCCTTACCTACAATGCCACCAACGGCTCTTGATGCAGCCTTCTTTGCTGCTGTTCTTGCTGCTATTCCTGCTACTACACCTAAAACTGGAATTGCCATGTTATATCCTTATCCGTAAGTTTGTTGCCATTGCTCTGCAAAGGCTTCATCTAAATTAACTGAGTATCGTTTTTCTGTTTGTGCTCTGGTTGCCCAGCGGTTTCTTGCATATCTTTGCATGTTACCTG